TCAATGTCGGTGCCCTGGCGTTCGATGCCAAGCCCGTCTACGGTCTTTTCGAGCGCGTACGCGGCGCGCGGGCTCAACGGCAGGTATGAAGGAACGGCCCCTTTTGCGACAAGCTGGCGGTACAGATAAAGGACCAAGCTGTATTGACCGGAATATCCACCGCATCCCGGTTGCGTGTTTTGCATAGTGATCGGAACGCCCCCTGCGTCTGTTGGTCGCCATATCGCGGGTGTAGGTGATGCCTTGCCGAGAAGTACGGTTGCCGGGTAGTCAGTGGGTTTCGATTCTCTTTCTATTCTTCCGAGTGGAAAATCAAATTTGAACTGCTCCATTATCTTTATTTTGTAATTTATACGGATTTTGTCCAGAGGCGCTCTGCACAAGCTAACGGTGGAAATATCCGATGTAGGCGATGATCGCGAATTCGACACAGGCGACAATTCCGATACCGGCCCAGATCCAACGCTCAAGAAAGCGAAGACGCCGCTCTTTGTCAGCCCGCTCGGATTTATATTCGGCGAAGAAATCCGCGAAGTCCTGCTTCTCCATTTTTCTTTCCTCAACCCGGATCAACCGCTCTTTTGTGTCGTTGGAAAAGCTCTTCAATTCCTCCCGCATACCCTTGAGTTCGGTCCGCATCTCAATGAGGAGATCGTGGTCGGGGGTAATAATGGGCGCTGTGATGGTGTCCATTTTCGTGCGTGGTTTAGTTGAGCGCTTGAATCAGGAAACACGGGCTTACTGATCCCGTGCCATTGAATGCCCATGACGGAGGGGGCGCTGAGTTAATGACCAAAGCCTGGCTCGTTACGGTCTTATATTGAAGCGAAAACGTCGTACTCGCCGATTGGACCTTGTAGAGGCCATCGAATGAGAAATTTCCGGTTGAACTCGTGATGTTCTGTTGGAAGATTGTGGTCGCATTTGTGGTGTCGTTAAATTGCAGTCCGTTCGTTACGGTTGAACCGGATGTCGTGACCTGGCCTGCGACCCGTATCATGACGAACTGTCCTACTGTGAGACCAGAAATAGTGACCTTCAAATTGGTGGCGTCGACATCGACGAGCGTTGTCGAAGCGGTAGAATAGTTCGAATTGTTCGCAGTTCCTGCTCCGTGGTATCCGGCTGTTGCGGTTTGCCAGATCGGGTTGGCACCGGCCCCCTGCGTTTGCAAAAACTGCCCCGATGTTCCGGCAGGGAGGCGGGACCAGGCTGATCCGCTGTAATACGGAACATCGCCTTGCGCGGGGCTTGCGATCCACGGAATGAAAATATTCGCGGCAACCTGCGAAGAGTCGCTGATGTATCCCGGTGCAATGAATGGCCGCACATCATTTGAAATGTAGCCCTGTGTCCCATCGTTCCAATCTCGGATGATGGTCTCTCCTACAGTATTGAAAATCTCGCATACCACGATCTTGTTGGCCGGATATGCGGGGGCGGTGGGTGAAACGGCTTCGGAGCCTTGCGTCATAGCGACAGTCCCGGTGTTATCTATCGTCACGATGTCGATTCGTGGGTGCGTGATCGGAGCAGTGATCGTTGCGGTGTTTCCCCCGGCGAAGAGAACTTTCACGATTCCCAAATAGAACGTGCCGGGCTCGATGTAGAGGGCCATGGTGTTTGCGGTGTACGTACCGCTCGTGGCGTTGGTGCTCGCGGTAAATGAACTGAGCGGAGCGTAGACGGAATTGTTGAGCGATGAAATAGTGATACTCGTTCCGTTCAACGCATAGGCGCAGAGGACAACAAGGCTTTGGTTGGCGGAGGAAAGCGCGACGCCGGTGGATGTCGTCGTCTGCGGATTCTGGAGAAGCGCCAAGAGATTCGCGGCGGTGGCTGCCGCGCTTGCCCCGATCAATACGTTTCCGGGTGTGGAACCGATTGAGCTTACGAAGGTAAAGACAACGCCGGTGCCGTTGATGGTGAGGGTGGCAATTTTCGTATTGCCTGGATTCGTTGGAAGCCCAAGAACCCCAAGTTGCTGATGCGGGAGGAGCAACGACCCTCCGCGCGCGTCATCGCGGAGTGCGTCGTACTGTTCTGAATAACCGGTCTGACCGCTCGCGACGGGAATCGATTTCATGAATTTGCAAATGTGAAGTCCACTTCGACGGTGGTATCGGTTCCCGCCGATTTTGAATAAGGGGAAGAAAACAGCGCATGGTTAAACATATTCCCGGAGCCGATGCTGGACGTGCCCCCGATGAAGGTTCCGAACTCGTTGTAGGTGGTATTCGAGAGAACGGCGTCGGGAAAATAGAACTGGGTTACGGCAACGTTGAAATTGCTGTCTGCGCCGTATGAAATTGATGCCCGATTCGTTGGGGTCGTGAGCGCGATGTCGGCGTTCATCGGAGTCGTGGAGCCGGTTCCGATCTCGCCCCATGCGATACCGAGAGGAAAATTGAACACGCCGTAATAGGCGCTCAAGAGATATTGAACGAGAAGGTCCATTCCGTAGTTCAAGGAATCTACGACGAGATTGTCTTGTTGGACTTCAATGTGACCGGCGTTAACAAGTTCTTGAGCTTCGGTACCTCGTCCAGCGTCTTGAAGCGCTTGGATTCGGTAGATCGTTCCTGCCGGATGCGACCGGACGATCACTCTTCCCGAAATTCTAACGTTCTGTCTTTCGTTGACCTCCATGCAATAACAATAGCATTTTGATTTTTCGGCGCCTGTGCATGCGCTCGTCAGCTCCACTGCGAAAAGCCCCAACGCATTGCCGGTGATGCTCCCGGTCCCCATTTGTAGGGTTTCTGCGTGGAGGTCGCGGCAAGAGTGTCAGTGGCGGTCACGCCTTCCGCGATGGGCTCAAGGTTCTGGGTGACGGTAGAATCGTCCACGGGAGTCTGGTTGGCTTCCTGTTGGAGAAGGGTCGTCATGAGGTCAACGAAAGTTACGGTGTCTGAGCCGATGGCCTCGATTTGATACTCAAGGGTGCCCTGTGCGCCTGGGACAAACACCGTTGCCTCAACGCGCTTTATGATGAGCGGATAGTTGGTGATGCCGAGTTTTGGAGAATTAAGAATGATGGTTTGGCCTATCGTGCATCCGGCGACAAGAGTATTGAACTTTACGTCGTAAACAGAGTGGCCGAACTGAAGGATCTCGGCCTGTGCTCGCTGTTGTGCTTCAACGACGCTGGAGATTTTAGAATCAACGATTACGTCTTGAAACTCGCCGTAGGTGGCGATCCCTACCGGGTCTGATGCGTGAGCGACAATAGGGATGGTGGCAGCGCCGAATATTTTTAGAGTGTGTCCTCCTCCGGGATCTGATGTGAATTTTACGAACCGGTTCTTGTCGTTGTAGAGCACCTGGACGGTTCCCGGGTCGGTTTGTTGGTCGATCCCAACCGTTTCAGTCGCGCCGTCGAGCGTCACGGTGATCGTGGACGTTGAGTACGCGTAGCCAATTGCGTAGACGACGGTCCCACTTACAGTCGTGTACACGTCGGGGGTATTTCCTGCAATGAAGGTTTTCGAATACGTTCCTCCGATAACAAAGACGCTGTTCTTCATGTTTTGAAGATTGCGGGTTACGTCGAGCGAGTTCCGCTCGTCTCGTCAATCTTGATAGGGGCGGTTGCTCCTTCCCCCACGGCGTTCTCAACATCGCCCAAAAAGAAGTGGATGTCTTTTGATGGGTCTATGTACCAATCCCATCCGATCAGTTTCGCGAGCGATTCCAAACACTTCGTAGGCTGCTGGTAATTGAACTTGATGGAAGGCACGAGAAAGTTGGCGGTCTGTACATGGTTTGTGGTGAAGCCTTTTCCCGGAGCGAAATTAGCGACAAGGTCCAGGACGATGTCGTGCGGGTCAATCATGGCGTAGTTTTTTTTGACGAGTGTGCCGTCCAATAAGTAGCTCCAATCCGTGCACGTGATCTGGTACGTGAGCATGAGTCCCTCCACACTCACTTCGGTCTCGGTGACGGTCCCGCCGAAAATCTGGCCGGAACTGTCAAACATAGTAATCGTGTCATTGAGGACCGGAACGGTCTTGACGGGAAAGGTCTGGCCCGCGCCGAGCTTCACATTGAATTTCAGCGTGGAGACTTCTTTTGTGAGAACAGAAACGAGATCAACGGTGCTCCAATCGACAGAGCTAGAAATATCGGTGCCGTTATCTTTTATTACGACGGGATTTGCCATGCTACGAGGCGTAATTTCTTAGCTTCAATTGCCTGCCGATTTGCTTGGCGATAGTGTTCGCAATGAGCGTCGCACCTCCTTGGTCAAGGTACATGCCGCCTTGGATATAAACATTGATGCCTCCGCCTCCCGCGCCAAGAAGTGCGCCTGGAGTCTTCGTCGCAATAAGGAAGTCGGCAGGGTCGGATTGGATGATCTGACCTCCGGGCGTGATGATGGCGTCGTGGACACCGATTACGGATAGCGCGCCGGAGACGGCACCGCCAGCCGCTTTGCCAAAGGCGGACGCGGCTCCTCCGATTGCGTTCACAGCGGCCAGGACGGGTGCGAATACTCCGGTTGCCCACGAGACAAATGTTTGGATGACTCCCGTAATGAAACTTATTGAGCTGGTCAATGCGCCTTTGATGCCATCCCAAATGCCAATGAAGTATGAGCTGATCCCACCCCACACCAGATTCCAAAGTGTTTGATAGAACTGAAGGGATGCGTTGAGGTAAGCAGTAATCCAATTGAGAGCGGACTGTATCGTCTTTTTAATACTGTCCCACACTATGACGAGGAGATCGCTGATTGCCGTCCAGATGGCTTGCATGTCTTCTTTGAGGTTCTGCCAATTCGCGATGATGACTGCCGCGAGCAGAGCGACGAGGCCGATAAGGAGCGTGAACGGACCGCCGAGAAGTGCGACGATAACCGCGAGGGTACCGAGAATCACGAGCAAGCTCCCGAGCAAAGTGAGCAAGCCGCCCAAGATGCCGACGAATATGAGGATCGTTTCGGTAAGTTTTTGGTGTCGCTGCGTCCAACCATCAATGCCGTCGATAATTTTCACAATCCATTGAAGTAATTCCGTCAGCATGGGCATCTGGGTGTTTCCCATGTCGGAGAGAAGCTTGTTGAAACTTTGCATCGCGACGGAGAGACTGCCGCTTAGAGTTTCTGCGTAGGCTTGCACTTGACCGTTGACCGCGCCTTGGACAGCTTGAAGGGCAGCCATACCGGACAGCCCGTCCTTGATCTGGATGCCGTAGGTGGCAAGAGCGCGGCCTTGCCCGTTCATGGCGAGGACCACTTGATTTGTGGCGGTCGCAAGATCGATGTTCTTCGCGCGCGCGAGGTCCATTGCGGCCTGATTGACCTGCAACGCTTCGGACACACTCTTGGTGGCCGTGAAAGATTGCATCAGACTATTAGTGCTGTCAGTTACGGAAAAACCGAGTGAGACGTTTGCGTCGGCTTGCGATTCCAGTTTCGCGGTAATTTCATCAACCGACTGACCGTTGAGCTCTTGGGAGTTCGTTAAAATGTCGAGCTGCTGCTGGTACTTTTGAATATTGAGCTGGTCCGTAGCGATACTTGCAGCGGCTTTTGCGTGGGAAGCGGCTGACTTTTCGACCGATCCGGTATGCGTGTCAAGCGTGGCCGTTGCTTCGGCGATGCTCGCCTTGTATCCATTGATCTTATCTTGGAGAAAGGCGACCTGGGTGGCATAGGAACTCGTAGAATCTGCTGCGCCCGCCATAGCATCGGTCACCGCTTGTTTCAAGCTGTCCTGGGATTCCTGGACGCTTGCTGCTGAATCGACGACGCCGACATACACGGCAGTAATTGCGGCACCGGCAATGCCAATCTGAATCCCGGCACTGATGGCCTCCTGGCCAACCTGTCTTAAATTATTCTGAGCACCGGAAAGCGCCGAGGCCGATTCGTCAACCGCTTGGATAAGAATTTCTAGGACGGATTGCGATGCGGCCATGTGGTGCGGAGAATAGTGTGGTTAGGAATGAAGCCAATCTTCTAAAGATCGGTGTGCTCGGTTCGCGAGACGGAACATCTTGATAACGAACGCGAGGCCAACGATACCGAAGAAAATTACTAGGAAGATGAGGACAGCCATTGATTTTGTTGATTATTTTTTTTTCGACCTTACTTAACTAATGCCACAGTCACGGATTTTTGGCAAACAGCTCACTTCTTGTTTCGGCGGTTCGCTTCGTCCGTTTCCTCACGCAACATGCTGACGATCATCTGAATGAACCAGTGGGGTTGTTCTTGGTAGGTATACCAGTCCCAACCGAATTCACGGCAGATAAGCGCCGCGACCTGTTCCGGGTAAAGTTCGGCACGTCCGAGGGAGAAGAACTCGTGCCAGCGTAGTGCTACTTCTCCCTCTAAAAATTTCCGCTCGCGAGTTCCTTGACTTCGTTGAGGATCGCGGTGTACTCGGATGCAGGAAGGTCCTGCAACCGTTCGGCAAGATTCTCGGTCGAATCGTCAAGCGATACGACGGCGGCTTCTACGAGCTTGATGTTGCGCTCGATGCCGACGAGAAGCGAAAGCTTCTGATTGGCTCCCTGCTCTGCGGAGACGGACTGGTCGGCGAAGAGCACCTTGAGCACGCCGTTCACCTCGCGGGCGGTGAGATAACTTTTTACGGTTACTTTGTGACCGCCCGGCGTGATGAGGTCTTTGGTTTCTCTGTCCATTCGTGAAGATGTGGATTTCGACCTTGAGAAAAATTAGTAGCTTGCAACGGTATTCGTCACCGTGATTTTTGCCATCTCGGAGTTCGTAAGCGAGTAGGTCGCTTTGAACTTGAGCGTCTGCGCCACGAGGTCGTTCAATTTGAACGGTCTGCTGAATTCGGTGAAGTACACCTGGTCCAACAGGATCGTGACTTCCGGATGCGACGGCACGACGCCGATGGAGACATCCGTGTTCTTGAGGTCAATGAGAAGCGACTGAGACACGGTGGGCGTCGCGAGCGCGACGGTCTTGAAGTCTGACTCGTTCTGGAAAAGCGCCGTGAGCGTTCCTTCGATCTTGAACTGCTTGTTCAAGAAATCTATCGGGGCCACGGAACCGAGCACGTCGTCGTCCTCGATACTTTCGTCAATCGAGAGTTTGAACGATTTGAGTTTCACGATCGCGCCGTTAAAGGTCATCGTGCCGATCGCCCCGGTCGTCGCAACAGAAAGGTCAAACGACGAAGCGGTCACAATTGCCGCAATCGTCGCTCCTACCGGAAGATTCGTAGCCGAGACGCGCATACCGACGTTCAAGAGCGTGGTGCTGATGCTGAGGCCCGTGACGTGAATCGTGCTCGCTGCGGTTCCGGTCGCGGTAAGCGTGCCGTTCACGCCTGCGGTTGACGGCGCGTAGGAGAACGTCATGTACTGGGGCAGGAAACGATTTTCGGCGACCATCGCGACGGTCGCGGCTTGCGCCACACCTTTGAGCGCCTTGACGCTCATGGTGATGTCCGCGAATTTCTTCAGCTCCACGTCCAAGTCAAGCTTGTGTATCACGCCGAGCGAGTACACATAATCCACGGAAGTTAGAGCGTCGTTGATGAAAAACGAAAGCGACTGGTGCTGGGCGGTTTCGCCAACGGTCGCTTTATGATCGTAGACCGCCGATTCGCCCGCGTGCGTGCTGTCCGCGTTCGCACCGAAGATCGCGAAGAACAAAAGTGGAAGTGACTGATCGGTGAGAGGGACCTTCACGGTACCTTCGACATAGTTCTTCGTGCGGTACTGCGCGGTGGAATCTTCGATGATCGCGAACGATTCGTCCTGGGTTACGTTTTCAAATTTCTCTTCAAGTGAAGCCTCGCTGAACGGGAGCCAATATGACGCCGATCCAACCGCCGTGCCGCGCGTCGTTTCCTTCGCGATGCCGACTGACTGTAGGCGTCCAATTCCTTTTGCCATAATTATGTGTTATTGGTTTGTTCTGGTTCTGCGACCTTTGGCTCCGGTTTGACCGGCTGTCGCTGTATCTTCCAAAGCTCCAGAGCTTCCTCGTTCGTGGAAGCGACAATACTGATGGCGAGGTATTCACCGTCTGCGGGAAAGTGGTAACGGTTTTTTATCTGAGATACGGCGCTGATGGTCGTGCCCTTCGGGATCGAAATATCTTTGTTCTCCGTTTCGGGGATATCCATCTTGTTTTTGAGGTTTGGTATTTCCATGCTGAATGCTGAGGTTTGAACTTAGTGTAGCATTTGCGATTTTGCAGGCCTGTGGATTGCTAGTTGGCGGATTGAACAGCGCCGGGAACGAGCTGGCGGGCCTTCAAGGTA